CTCCTCCTTGCGGAACTGGTAGCCAGGGTCTGCCTCGAAATTGAAGTCGAAGCTGCCTGGGTTGTAGCTGCCGGACTCCACGCCTTGCTTGAGTTTCTTCAGGGATGAAGCGCCAATTTCACGCCACGGCGCAGCGTCCTCGCGCTGCTGGTTGAAGATCGCCTTCTGAAATGCGATATTCTCGCGGTTGGCCTGAACTTCGGCGTCAGAGGCTTCCCCAGCTGCATCTGCTTGGGTTTCGGACGACAGATATGATGCCCCAGCCCCAACGATGGCGGAACCAGCGACGGCTCCAGCGACTGCGCTACCCGTAACGGCTGTAACTACTGATGACATAACACCCCCTGAACACTTTGCAGTGTAATCCCGTAATGTGTGGTGATCTCGTCGCTTACGTTGATCTGCCTGGTGGCAACCATCCACACGCTGTTATCTTCCGCCAACTCCATTACCGCATTTGGATTGGCACTATGATTTGAGTACCGGCCAATGATGGTTCTGTCGCCCTCTGCCGTTCTTGCCGGGCCAACAGTCTCTCCCATTTCAAAATCACGGCAGGATTGCAGGCCATTGCCGTGAATGTAGGACGGCGATACCGTCACGCGATCGCCATAGTGTGTCGGCAGGTCTACCTGGTCGCTTTCGTTCTGCACCATTACCTGCACCTCGCCCTCTGTCATTCCAAAGGCTTCAATAACTGACAGGTAGCTGGCGTGATCCCGGTTACGAACAAATTCCCGATATTGGCCCGTGGTTGGAAAGGTGAGCATATCCAGCATCTCGCCTTCCTCGTAATGGTCAGTGCGGTGAACCGTTAGCCAGCGGGTATCTTCAAATGCGTAGGCGGCGCGTTTCCACCCTGGCTTGCCTTCCATGACGTGAGAACCAGTCATTCTTTGCACTCCGTTAGGAGTAGCTACAGCAATATCGCCGGACAGCATGATGGCGAAATGCGCGTCTTTATGAACTGCGCCAGTCAGCAGGGTGCCCTCCGGAATGAGGATCTCACGGGCATACATGCCGTTGATGAACTGCTCATCCACAGGCACTTCAACTTGCGGCTGTTCCAGCATCATGGCTTCCATGGCCTCGATGCGGTCAACGGTCTGGCCCGCCAGAACACTGTGCACCTGTTCTTCGGTTAAAAGCTCCATCATAGTCATGTGCCGGGATCTCCTATTCGGTGCGCATTATCATGGCCAGGGCGTAGTATGGCGGGACAGTTGCCACTGTAACAGCGTGCGTGTGGTCCGCGACGGTATGCGTGTGGCCGTTTGCTGTTACGTCGATCACGGCATCTTCGTCGGTCCCTGTTGCAGCGCCTGCCGTGGTGGTGCTGATTGAAGCTGTCCCGGCCGCTGTGCTACCTGTACCGCCAGGGTCCGTGGTGACTGCGGCCTCATCACTTCCCCCGGTGTCTCCTGCCTGATAGGTCGTGCCGGCGGCGACGGGGAACAGGTCGCGTAGGTCCGGCGTGCCGTTTGCTCCGTCACAAAGCGCCCAGTTGTCAGGTATCGTGAATCCTCCCGCGATGGGCATGATGCCGCCGACCGGAACCTGCCCTAGATCCGCCAGGTCGTAGGCGCTGTCTGCTCTGTTCTGTGCGGTATCCGCCTTGCTGATTCCAGTTTCTGCGGTGCTCTGTGCCGTGTTGGCTTTGCCCACGCCGGTATCAGCAGTATCCTTTGCATCCACTGCCTGACCCCTGACGCTTTCCGGCTTGTCGTCGTTCCCGCCAGTGCGCATCCATAGGCTGTACAGGAATTCGGTCAGCGCTCGCGTGGGAATCCCGCCCTGGGTCATCAGGGGCGAACTCAGCGGCGGCGGACTGACCTTTATCGGCCTAGTTATTGGCACTGCTGATCTCCAGGAATGCGCCGAGCATGACCACCGGCACCGGGTCGCTGATCGTCACGCGGTATTGGCGCTGCCGAAAACTGCCCATCCTCCTCCAGATAACGCGGGTCAGGTACTCGCCGACCCTGCCGATAGAGGCCCAGTGGTCATTGCTCCACGTCTTTCCACCGTCATCAGACCATTGCAGCATGGCCTGGGGGTCGTCTCCCTGTCCAGTGGACAGGCCGATGCCGCTCGCCATGTCCAGCTCCAGGCTGTGAACCATCAGGCGGTTACGGCGGTTGTGGATGGGTGGCGATACCGCTATCCGCTGTATGGGGTCGCCCTCGTCGTCGTTCGCGGCCATGTCATATTGGTAGATCAGGCCGTTCTGCCAGTCGCCGATCATGTGCTGGTCATAGGCCCAGGCGTAGCAGTTGCCGTGGTGCCGTCCCCACTCGTAATGCTGACGCTCGTGCCATAGGTTCGTCGCCGCGTCGTATACCCACGTCTGCTCCTGGCTGGGAAAGGTCAGGACATAGAACTTGTGGCCTTCCTCGGTGTAGGTGTAAGCGAAGGCGTCCCATTGCTCGCCGTCAATGGCCTGCTCGACGGCATGGGTGCTGACGCGCTTGGGCTGGTATCCGGCCGCCCGGTAGACGATGCCATCCTCGCCCAGCCAGTAGACGGTGTTGTCCATCTTGGCGGCGCTGTGCGGTGCGGCAATGCCACGCTCTACGTAAGCGCCCTGCATACGCTCGAAGGGGAAGTCCGGATCTCCCGAGTTGTACCAGACCTCGATGCTGTGCCTGCCGAATATCCACAGCTCGCGATGGTCTGACAGCACAGCCAGGCTGTCATCAGGTGCGGCCTCGGCGGTGGCGAAGTCCAGGGCGTCGAATGTCGTGGCCAATAGCTCTGATAAGAAGAATTGCCCGGTGCCGGCTCGGTTGAAGATGAAATAGCCGTCCTGATAGGTCACGGTATCGGCCGGATACCAACCATCGCCTGATAGCTGGGTCAGGCCTCCGGCAGAGCTGTAGGCATAGCCTTTGCTGCCATCCACAAGCACCAGCGACGCACCGTTGTTTGCGACGCTCACCCGCCCTGAGAGCGCCACGCTCCCCAGCTTTGTCACGGCGCCATACCGGCTCACGACGTAAAGCGCCGACGGGGTGACGGCATAGAGGACGTTGTCCATAACGTGAAGCGCCAGCACCGGCCGGGTGGGCAGGAGCGTGAACTTCGCCGTTCCAGGCGTTCCGTACAGGACTACAGGTGATTTGCTATCGCGGGGCAGTGCCTCGGCATAGAGGTTGATTAGCCTGGCCCCGCTGGCGGCCTCGCTGCGCCCCTTGGTGCTGGCGGTTGCCCACTGGATTGGTTGCCTCATTGCGGCCCCACGTCGATGTCATAGCGCGGCTCGCGCGTCAGTCCTGGATCTACTCGCAGCGTCGGGATGCGCGGCTTGGCGTTGGTGCGCTTGAGCACCGTTTGGGCGGCTCGAAGCTGGGCGGCGATCACCGGGTCAACGGGCTTGCCGTATTCCGGGCCGAGCTCCATTGCCAGGCCGAGGCGAATAGCCCGGTCGTAACCTGGCGGATACTCGACATCGGCGGTAAGTGCCGGAAGCTCTGTGATGGGCTTTGCCGATACCATCTTCAAAGTGTCGCCGGCTTGTGGCCATGACGAGAACACCAGGCGCCCCAGCGGGAATTCAGGGATGTAATAGGCGTACTGTACCCAATATGTCTCGGTGTCCTTCCAGGGGATCTCTGCCCAGGTGTTCAGGCTGCTGATGTCGATTGTCTGCTCGTAGCCTGAGCCGTCCCGGATGCGCAGGTGATGAATGAACATCGGCCGGGTGGTGTCGAAGTCTCCCCCCGGCCCGATGGTGTAGGAGCGTGCCGCTGTAAGCGTGAATGATTCGTGTGCCAGCACCGGGATCAGCAGCGACTCATTCGACCAGCCATCCATCATCTGCTTTGCAGTCTCGAGGGCGTCCTGCATCTCGCTGGGGTGGGCCTCCTCACCAGCCGCCAATACGCCAATAGTGCGCAGGGCAGATTCAATCAGTCGCTTGGTGGTTGCCATTATATCGAATCCTCTTGTGGCATACGCTCAAGCCCAAGCGCCGCTATGTGGTCTTGTGCGCTCTCCAGCCTGTCGCCAAGTATCACAGCTATAACATCCGGCGTAGCAATGCCGCCGTTCATCTGTAGCAGCGCCTGTGCGCGTGTAGCCGCTGCCAAGTCCATGTCCGGCGCATGTCCGGGTGCTTGTAGTGGCTGCCCCGCCATCTGTCCAAACACGGGCTTGGCAACGGTAGAGCAGACGCTGTACAAGTTGCCAGATGAGTCTTGATAGCGTGCTGTACCGAACGTCTGATCATCGGCTGCTGATTCGCCCAGGCACAGGGCAAGTTGGTTCCCGTCTGCGATATGGGCCTCTGAAACGGCTATAGTGGCGCGTTGTACGTATTGACTACTCATTACACCCCTCCTCCATCGGTGATCGTCCAGCCTGC